TGTCAAGAACCATTCGCGCGAATCCTGATAATTTTTGAACACGTCGCGCATCTTCCAATCCTCGCCGTCCCACACCGCAACCCACCATTCGTCGTTTGAACCGTAGCCGTTTTCCTCGCGCAGAATATCGTAAGCCGCGAGTTGGAGCGCGTGCTTCACAGACCGGCCAAAGGAGCGCTTCTGGTCCCACGTTTCGCTCTCCCACAGCATGTCGGGCTTTCCGCAGAACATGTGCTTGCGCGAAAACAGCGGTTGCTCGTGGAGAAGGAGCTTTCCGGGCTTGCGCTTGTCCACAAGCTCCGCAAACTTTTCGAGCATCAAATCGAAGTTCGTGTCGCCGGTGTTTAGGTATCGCTCTATCCGCGAGTGCCGGTCGATACCGTCCAGCCGCGCGGCCTCGTATGTTTCATCGTCAACCCACACTTCGTCGCGCGGAAGTAGTTGCGACACCGACGGGACTTTTATCCCGTCGATGTAGTGTACCCTGGTTTCCTCGTTGTATTCAAGCATGATCGGCCATCTTGTTAAGCTCGGCGTTCATGGTTTCCTCGTTCCACTTGTGGGCCTCGCAGAACGCAACTGCCTTCGCCACAGTGTCAATGCCGACAGACTTCATGCCGTCTTTGGTCTTCTGTGGGAGAGACTTTAGTTTGTCTTGCGGCGTCGGCTCGGGCGGTTTAGGTTTTTCAAGATATTTCGATCCGTCCCACCTACCGGCGTAAATCTCAGCGCCAAACCCGAGAGCCTTGAACGCCACGGAAAGCGCATCGGTGACGGCCATCTTGTAGCACTCGTCGTTGGTGTAAAGATAGTCCTTCTCTTTTGAAATCATCATTGACCCGCCGATACCCTCGACCGGCTGGCTGGTGGATTCGCCATCACGGTAGAACACGTCAACGCGCGCGAACGCCATCACCTGTCCATCGGCTCCGGGAACAGTCCACAGTTCTTTTATGGTGTACCACCACCCTATTCCACACGGCCCGAAAACATCGGTCGCCGCCTGAAAGCGCCACTGCGGATTGATGTCTGTCATTCCTTTGAGGCGACCGCCGCCGATTGTTTTCAGTGATGTCGGGTCTGGCTTGTGAACCTGATCCCATATTCTGCGATTACTCATTCTCGCCCTCCTTGATTTTCTCGGCTGCCATCTCCTCGCCGATCTTCATCAGCGCCTCGGATACAGCAGCGCGGAACGCCGGATGTACCTGCCCGTTGCGGGAAAGCAGTTTTGCGATCTGGTCTACGTTCTGCATGTCAGTCCTCCTTGTCAATTTTATTCCATGCGCCGTCTTTGAGATGATACACACCATCGACTAGTCGGCTTGCGTCTATCTGGTGTTGATTCGAGTTTCCACAGCCCATACCAATACCAATTCTTTCAACTACTCCCCATATCGCAGGACATCCGTTTTCGTCGTGCTGGTCATTTGTAAAAACGCTGTTGTTAACCCCAAACACAAATGACGCGCTCTTCGGGATGGACTTGTGTGCTCGCTGAATAGCTACTTTTGATATTCCAGATTTACCACACTCTGACAGAAAAGATGCAGTAAATTTTTTGCACGATAGATATTCGTCTTTGAGCGCTTTGATGCTTGTTTTCATTTCAGATAACGATTGCTCCATGTCATAAATTTTTTTGTCAAAATTCATGTCAGTCCTCCTTCTTGATTGATTCGAGTAGCATACGCTCGATGACAGCGCCGCGCTTCACCTTTTCCGCGCGGACTATCTTTGCGACATAGCGCTCGATCTTGTCGGCAGCGCTCTTGTGCAGCGAAACCGAAAACGGTACTCGTGGGTCAGTCGTCATCGCGCCTCCGTGTAATTTAATTTGATGTCTCCACCAATCGGCGAAGCCTTCGGGTGTACCGTAAGTCATGAGCCAGCGGTTAAAGTAATAGGTGCGGTCGTTCATGATGTCCTCCTTGTGCTTTGCCCGGCCGCCTTTCGTCGAGGGCTGCGCGGGGCTGTGAATCTATTCTACGAGCTTGAAGCGTCGGCTGTCGAAAGCGTATTCGTAGTATGTTCCGTCCTTTTTCGTGAGAATGGAAAAATCGTTCTCATCGGTATCGTGATTGCCGCCAACGTGCGCTTTGGTTACGATCGGGAACACACGGAAAACTTCGGCCACTTCGCCAACCGCCGGGAACATCGCATCACGGTACTCCTCGGAAATCCAGCACACCTTATCGCCCGGCTTCAGATCAAGGTGCTGCATTTCCTCGAACACGCGCTCGCGCTCCTGCCCGGTTACGGCCTTCGGACCATCGTCATTGGAACCACCCGACAGTAATGCCCTCAACAGTTCTTCTTTACCCATGCTTACCTCCTAGCGTTTTTGGTCGCCACCAATTAACTGATTACAATGTCGTCGATATTGAAAAATAAGTCAATCCAATTTTGTAATTTTTTCTGGGCGCGGACAAAAAAATACCGCCCATTGCTGAGCGGTAAACTCGCCGGGTGGCGAGGCCCGACAGGTATCGGGCAGGAGGTCCACATGGACGCGGGGAAGCCCCGCAGCGAGTGGAGATTCAAGGTGGCATGAGATGTTGCGCGTGTCAAGTTTTTTTTATTTTTTGCTTGACATTTCCGCGCTGGAATGGTACTTGTAATGTAGGTTGCGATTGTTGGCTCCATGTGAGAACGACCGGCCGGTACAGCGCATGTCAGGCGTTGCCATCGCAACCAACTGGACGACGAACACCAGTATAAAAACGGCTATCGAGGCCCACACTGCCAGCGTAGCGAAAGTGTGACCCTGCGCGCCTCTTGACAATGCGAAATTCGCAGGGTTTTGTGGGCGGTCACACAAATGGCGTTTAGGGTGTGAACCAGACATCGGTGGGGTGGGCATCGGTGGCGGCGGGTGGAAGCCCCGTTAATCAAACACAAGGAGAGCGCCATGTATTGTTTTATTTGTGGTTATAACATACTATCATCATTCAGCGGTATTGGTGGACGTAATTGGCAGTTGTCTTTTTGGCCGTCTTTTGTCGTGCGGCGTCACTCTGGAGACTGGATCACAATATCGTTGTATTGCTTTTTCTGGACATTCGAGATAAGCGTATTCAAAAGTATTTTATAGGGGCGCGGAATGGTTCGACGCGACACAAGCCCAAAGCGGAACGTCGCGGACCCCGGCTCGATACCGGGCGCGTCCAAATTTTGAACTGCATCTCTTTGAATTGCCGGTGGATCGCCCGTAGGCATACCCGCTAATGGCGAGTTTTCGGGGAACAGTGGTGCAGTTCAAAAATTGCGTCGTGGTGAAATGGAGCACCGCCATAGCCCTTGAAGGCGTGGAGATGTCGGTTCGACCCCGGCCGGCGCAAATCGCGGAAGATCGGACGACTCGCCGCGTGATGTAAAATTTATGTAAGGCAGGTTGCGATAGCGTAAATAATCAATTGTACGAACCGTGGATATGCTCCCGGTGGAATAGTAGCCGCCGGGAGTAACTCACTTCTGATTTAAATGCTTCCATGTATAACCATTCACTATTCCGTTAATACATCCCATTGAGACATGATACATTAACGCCAATTCCCTGAGTGTATGATTCGGACGCATTCTATGTATTTCAATTACTTGATTTTCTGATAATTTACATCCACTATGGCGTTCGCCAGATTGAGCAATGGATATTTTCTTTCTTGTGAGATCGCTATGCTTGACTCCGATCAACCACGTCTGCTTTCCTTTTAGCGCACGCGATAAATTCTCTTTATGCTGCTCAGAAAACTTGCGCCCCTTTCTGTATTCCGACATCTTTTTCTTTGATAAATCAGTATGCTTTCTCCCTAAAGTATTACCCGCTGTACGGCAAATATTATACCCATATTTTCTAACATAAGACTTAAAACTGTCTAGCGCTCGTTGTTCATAAAAAAGCAGTGTTTGTATGTCGCAATATAGCAAAACAGAATACCTAAAACATGATTCTGTGTATTTATTATATGCATGTTGTAGTAGTTGGTTCTCGTGTGTTCCTCGCCTGAGTTTATTTTTATGTCTCACCCAACGCTGATATATATCTTTCGCGCTACCAATATATTTCTTACCATTGGCAATGTTTTCGATAATATATATTCCTGTCATATTCAATCTAGCTTATCCCAACACTCCTGAAAGCGGATGTTGTCGGGGAGGTTCTTCGCGTCTTTGCAGTATTCAAATCTTCGGTAGGCAGAGCAGTCCCGCGCGAACGGTGCGCAGATAGATTTGTCGGTGTTCTTTTGGTTGTAATACATACACCTGTCGAAATCATAACAGGCTTGCGGCCCACCGGCGTAATCGTTTTTGTCGGGCATGGACATACAACACGCGACAAGTACGCAGAGACAACATAGTGATATGATTATGCGCTTCATACAGGCTCCGTTATTCTCTCGATAAGTTTACCGCGGGTATCGTATCTTTCAATCACTCGATACGCCGGATATGTCCACACAATCGGCCGACCGGTGCAAAAATCTACGTCTGTTGTTTTGGGCCACCACCACGAATGCAGCCCTGTGCCAGTCCCAAAATAGTATTTATCTCCATAGCTCATTTCATCCACCTTGATATGGTGGTGCAAATCTTTGGGCTACCGAAAACCCCATGTATGCACACATCACAATGACTAGACTATCGGCGTCGAACTTGTCAGTCGCAAGAAACAATATCACGCACAAAATCACGACTTGCAGCTTGCGCGAAAGCAGCTTGTCAAGGTAGTAGTCTACGCGCTTTTGTCTCATGCTATTTGTGCCTCGCTCTCGATACGATACAGGAACTTACCGTTGTCCTCTTTGAAAAAATACGGTACACCAGTTTTGCTACCCTGGCCTAGGTCGATGTGTATATGGATGTTCCCGGTGGTGTTGTCTATCCCCGCGCGGTAGGGCCAATGGTTGAGCATGTGGGCAAATAAGTGGTTGTAGGCCGCGATAGGGGCATAATCTTGATACCAGCGAAGCGTGATGTCAATCGCGTTGTCGGGCTTGCGATGCGGAGAGCCGATGGGATCGCGCGGGCGGTCGCCGCTTGTCACCACGAAGTCAAGGTGTTTCCGCGTATAGGCTTCCTTGTACTCGGAAAAAAACTTGACAAATTCTTCTCTTACATTCATAGTGTCACCTTATTATGGTCTTTAAAAACTGTCAAGAACATTTTACCAGTGCGAGAAATAAAGAGAAACCTGCGGCGACCACCGAAATCAATACCCACCTCTGAACTTTCAGGACTGCGGTACTGACGGCGGCTTTCTCGACGCGGCAAAGCTCTTCTCGGAACTCATCGCGCATGTCCGCGATCTGCTTTTCGATTCTGTCTATACCGGCGGTAATAAGCGTGATCTCGTTCCGTGTCATTGTCGTATCCTATGCTGCGTATGTGCCCACGTAGGCGTAAAAATTAAATATCCCAGAGCGTGGACGGGTGTGTGGGCCGGTGCGTGGGGTGCCGTTTGTGCCGTCGGTGACTGGGCCTATGAGTTTTCTCCCGGAGGACGTGTCACCCGTACCGAATCCACCGTATGCCGTAGTACCCGCTCCCGTTGTTGTCTCGAAATTTAATCCCTGCATCGCATCCCTTTGCGCCAACCCCAGCACATTATACAGGCCGTCGTTCATGATCGCCGCGTCAGTCAGCTCTTTGTGCCGCGCCGTCGTGGTACTTCCCGCAATGCGGTGCGGGTAAATGCTGATATTTGCCGAACTCGCGGTTTTTGCGCCACCGGTGAGTCCTGAAGCCGAGCAGGTAATCACGGCCGACGAACTGCCGACGTTGGCGAGCGTAACGCCCGTTATCTGATAATCCCCGGCCGGTATGCCACCTATGGCGTCCGGTAGCGTGAGTGTCCCGTACTCGCGGTCATAAGCGTAGGCCTCGGCGAGCGCGAGCATGAGGATGTAATTTTCGGGCTGTTTCGTGGTGCTACCCTCGTTGAACCAAAGCGAAAACGACGTTGCGCCGGTGATCTGGTACGACGTGATCGGAAACGTCGTGGTCTTGCTGACGGATTTCGTGATCTTCCATATCCGCGCACCAGCAGCCGCCGTGCCGGGTTCATTCACGGTTGCCGCCGTATCGGATGTCCGCGTGGCAATAAATCTAAACTGATTAAGTTTCTCGATGAAAACGAGGTCGCCGACGGCTATCTCGGGATCAAAATTTGTGCTGCTTCCGGTCAGTGCCGTTCCCGCGAGCGTCACCGTCCCGGAGAGTACCGCAGACGACCAGCGCGGGCCAGCAACGATTGTTCTTAGGTATGGGACATAATCGACGTAATTAGCAGCACTCAGCGTTGAAGTTGGAGTTGCCAAGTTAAACCACGGGTCTAACGAAGATAGAGTAATCTCCTCTTGAGTAATAAGAGATTGCCCAACACGATATGGAGAAATTATACTACCAGAAAGAGTGTCGAGGTCGGCGCGGGCGTTCAATGCAAGGTCTTGAAGAAATTGGTTGACAGATTGCATGTACCGGCTCATTCCGGCTTTATCGTCGGGGGATGGTATGAGCGGCAGTATCGGTGATTTATTGGTTTTCATTTCTCAATCTTCTCAGTTCGGCGTTAAATTCCTTGCTGCGTATGCTTTTGAGTTTATAAAGTTGCCTATCGAGCCTTTCCTTTTCTTCATCGCTGGCACGTTCATACCGCCGATGAAACATCTCTGCGCGAGTACCGGCATCTTGATACTGCAAGTCACGCCACCACCTTCCGTCAGGTATTCCAGTCAAGCTTTTTTTCTCGTTTAATTGGCGCAAAAAATACCGGCGCTGTTCCCTCGGTTGCGTGTTGATGAACTCAACAGCTTCTTCCTTCGAGATTCTACCACGTGCGTATTCATCGGCAATCGCGTCAAACTCACGGCGAACCACAGCCCTTTTTGTAGCGCGTTCCCGTTTGATTCCTTCTGACTCCTGTTGGTATGGAGCAAACGGATCAGTCGAACGCAAAGCTTTTCTGATAAACGGAGCCTTGCTAATCATCTCTTGCATCGTCTGGTCGCGCATGTCTTTGGGTAGTTCACCAAGCATAGCACTCATGGCCCCACCGGTAAGAGATGTCCATATATTACCGCTCGTGAATACCTGTTCGAGAGCGTACTTAGTTCGTTCAGGTGACATTCCAGTTGCTTCTCCGAGTTTAACATAGGCTTCTGGAGTATAGCGGTTATATTCCTGAGATGGATCAATACCCTTGCGACCGCGCCATATATCCTCGTTGCGCCAAAAGTTCTTGTTGGCCGCATATCCAAGCATGGCCTCGATTGTTGGGGGAAGAACGCCGGTAGGAACTATTGGAAGCCCGTCTTCAAACGCCATTGACAACTGGTTTGTTTTGAATGTATCACCTATCGAGGCTGCGGCGAGGTTCTCAAATATTGACGCGAAGATGCGTTGCGACTGATCTTTGGCTACCTTGAAATAGTAATAACGCTTGTCCCCGTTCTTGTCGTAATAATAAAGCGGGGTGGTGAATATAAAGTTTGACGCTTTCTCGCGGTCGGGAACCTGTTCCCACGCCTCGGGGTTAGTCATGCGGTTGGCATAATATAATCCCGCAGCCATAGTTCCAATCTGTCCGACTTTATACGTGAACTTTCCGGGGTGGTCTGCCGCATATCTGAACACACCGCGCGTACCTTGTATGGCAGCGTTTAAGTATGGTATAGCAGAGTCAGCGGCCTTGACAAACGACCCACCCTGCGAGAAGTCAAGATAGTTTCTCGCGGCGTATGTGGCCCGCATCTCGGCTCGTGATGGGTCAATTCCTTCTTTGGCTGCGTTTTTAAGGGCACGCTTTCTGAGCGCAAGCCGCGACCATATCTCGGTAGTTTCTCCAAGATACCCCATCACGCCATAGAGCTTGTCAAGCGCCGAACCCGCCAATCCTGGTCTACCCTGGTGAGTCAAGAACTCCATTCCGCCGCCTTGCTGAACGTATTTCAGGTAGTCTCCCTTACGTAGCACGGCATCCTTCGCTGTGGATACGAGGTCTACTGCCTGCTGCCCCACCGCTTTTGGGAGGAACGACGAATACTCATCCGTAGTGAGAAAGATATGTGCAAGGTCACGAGCAAAGTTTGTGACTGCAAATTCAGGGTTTAGTCCTGTAGCCATCGGCTTTAATATTTTTGATCCCGACAACCATCCTATCGCTGAAGACAACTGTTTCGATATTTGCGGGTCTGAAAGTACCCACTCTTTCGCTATATCTGACGGCATTTCTAGATAATGACGTTTGCCATTTACCATAACAGCGACAATCTCATTGCCCGCAGTTGGAGTTGGCTCGCTCATACCCCACTTGTATTTCTGATATTGTTTTGATATTCTCTTGAGTACAGCTTGATCTTCTGCGTTTCTAACATTTTCAACCATCTTCGCTATCTTTCCGGCAGAGTATTGCTTCCGCTCTCCGTCTATATATGTATCAACTATGATAGCGTCATCAGCAACCTCCTTACCATTATAAAACAATTTCCTCTTAGGTATAGCAACATGCACAAGTCCGTTGTCAGGTACTTCTTGCGCGAGTTTAAACAATTCCTGGTTCGCGCTGTTTTTCATAATACGTGCATTGGTGCGTGATACAACTTCGGCCATGAGAAGTCGAGAATTATTTTCCATGGCCTGCTCGCTGCCTTCTTTCAACGCCTTGATTCCACTAGAAGGCACGGTAAGCTTTGTACCGCCGAAAGTATAGTTTTGCTCTGGGTCGATATACTGTATGAATCTTCTCGGCGAGTAATCTCCTTTTGAAAGAAGCGCCTGATAAGATGCATCGTCAAGTAAGCCTGCCTGTTTCATTTTACCAAGCTGTTCTTGCATGACTCCGAAGTACTTGTCTGCGCGGTCATTCAATGCTTTGAATCTTTGTGGATCAGATTCGGCAAGTGCTTTTAGGTACTCCGCATGGTCTTCTGGTGTAAATCCTTTGGTGTTGGCAACGTCTTTATATTTACCAATAGATACTGTGCGGCGGGAAGCAATAATCCTGTTAAGTTGCCGCTCGTCATCGTGCGACAATCCTTCGTAGATTGATCGACTGTACTTGTCCAACTCCATGTCTGTAATGGCAGAAGCACCGCGAGCTAAGTCGTGACGAATAGCGGCATCTTCTCCAATCGGTCCAAGTTTTTTCAAGTCCTCTTTGACGTTACCGCTGGTATCTACCAAACGTGTTTTGGCCTTGCGAAGAATGTTAGGTATATTCACCTTGTGAAGAGTGGAAATCTCTTTTTCGCTTGCGTCATACATGGCATCAATAGCCTGTATGGCCTTGCTAGATGGTTTTGTTGGAAGTATTCCTAGGGCTTCTGCTTTAGTCTTTACCTGCCACGGCATAATGCTAATTGGTAGTTGAGTAACCGCTTCAACCGCCTCGCGGACTGGTGCAAACGGAGTTTTCGTAAGCATTGACAGCCCCCTCGCTCCAGCAAGACCGATTGCGAGGTTGATCGGCTTTGTTTCCTCTTCGATCCCGCGAATGGGTGCGGTATTTCCCATACGTTTGGCTAATTCTACTTCTTGTTCGCTTTGTTGGCGTAACGCGGCCTCCTCCTCGTCGGTCATAAATGGGTTGATCTTTTGAATTGCCCGCCCTGCCATTTCTGCCAAGTTGGTATTCCTCAAAGCACGATCTAAGTAGTGCTCTTCGTGTTGCGGTGCGCGGCGTGTCTCCTTCGCTGGCACTATCTCACGAATCTTTTGTGGTTCTTCGTATGGCCCTATCTCGCGTATGGACTGCGCGGCCTTGTAGGGGCCTATCTCCTTGACGGTAGGCTCCTCTTGATACGGACCTATTTCACGAATATCTGGCATTACAGTTTTCTCAATCTCCCGTTTTGGTACACCATGCGCTGTCCGTTGACTTCGTATTCATAGCCTTCCTTGTACTTAATCTTTGGCTGTGCGACCGGCTGGTTCTTGTTGGCCGGAGTGTTGTCAGCCACATTGCGCGTGTCTAGATCGTCGCCCGACTGGTATGATAAGTATGGATTAATAAGAGAGTTGTCCATTCGCGCGACGAAATTTTGCTTTGTCTCGGGCGTCTTCCCTTCGAGTTGTCTCCTCCGCGCCATTAGGGTTGAAAGCGTCTTTTCGTCATTAGCCTCTCTTGCGGCGGCAATCTGCTCGTCCAGTTTTATAAGATCACGGCGCAGCGCTGAAGAATCTTCGGAGTCAATCGGAACCCAATTCTCGCTGTCCTTCGGAACCTGTCCTTCTGGTAGATATTGCTTGCGCTCACTTCCGCGCTCCTTCCAGAGAACCTTCTTTCCTCCACCAATACCGCCACCGAAAGTTGGCCTAAGCTCTTTTAAGCCAGCCGACATATTCCACCCGAACTTGTTGTCCAGAAGTTTGAACTTGTGAACCATGTCATTGTAGGCGTCTTTAATAAGACCCTGTTTACCACTTGCAAGTGCGGCATCGTACTGGGCTTTATAGTAGTCGTATTGGTCTGTGGCCTGTGCTGAAACCGGAGACGATTGCATATTTCGTGCTTTCATCGACTCGTATTTCGCTTGAGAGTTTTCTACCTGAGCAATTCTCTTTTGTGCGGCGGCAGCCTTAGCGTCGGTGTATTCCTCTCCTTGAGGCTGCATATCTATTGGCCCTTCGCGTTCATACGCAGAGCGTGGCAGCTTTTCCATGAGGGCGCGAGCCTTCGGCCCAAATCCAGTTTTAGCTTCTTCAAGTAGACCAGTCCCGTATCCGCCCTGTTTTGCCATTTCTTGATTTGCGGCCTGCATCGCAACCTGCATCTTGTCGGACATTGATACTTCTTGCGGATGCTCCATTGAACCGCGCATCTGCCCCGCAAGTCCACGGCCTGCAACGCTAAAATCTTCTGGACGATTATAATTATCGCTGAATAGCCGATAAAGCAATCCTTTACCCTGTGCCTTATTAAGCTCCTCGGCAGCACGTTTGGCGTCCCCTAGGCTCCTGAACATGGCAAACCGCTGCATGGCCTGAGCGCGCTCAGCTTGCCGTTGTTCATTGGCCGTGCGCGTCATCTGGTCAACAACTTGCATCAGCCTAATGTTTGAATCGTCACGCGGTATATACTGCATTCTTAGCCTCCAAACATGCCTGCTATTTGAGTTCCAAAATTCATGAGATTTTGTCCAGTGCCAACGGCCTGATTTATCTGTCCCAATAATCCCTGACCGCCCTGACTGTAATAATTCTCTTTTGCCTTAACGCCAAGAGAGCCACCAAACAGTCCGCTCATTCCCGAAAGAGCCTGCATCTGCCGCGCGAGAGCGTTCTCTTGCCCCTGCTGTGACTGGAGAAGTTCGTTGTAGAACAAATTCCCTCGCTGTTGAGAAAGCTGGTTCTGTAAATCAGAAAAAGCCCGGCCAAGTGTTTTTGTCTTTGCCGAGGAGTGGAATTTCCCGCCGTACTGTTCTGATAGCTGAGGAACGAGAGTATTCTGAAAAGCATACATTGCCGGGTTTGCCATCGTATCCTGATAGAACGATTCTATGTCGGCTTGCGAGCGATTGTATGTGTTCTCTGGATTAAGCGCCATCTGGTTCATCTGCGCGTAAATACCCGGCGTGTACTGCTGCGCGAGTTGAGTTTGCTGCTTTAACAGTGCCGCCTGTTCCGGCGTTAGTGTTGATACAGACTTCATCCCGGCACCGCTTCCACCGAAAACCTTTTTCTTGAGCTTACTTGCGAAACCCATATTGCCTCCTACACCCCCGCGTTGTTAAATCCAACAACGAGCGATTCAATCTCAAAGTTCGCCCCGCTTACATTCTCGATGTAGAAGCGAACCTGTGTGCCGCGCATAAGAAAATTAACAATGCGCTCGAAATATTCCGTTGTCCCCGCGAGGTCAATGTTCCCCCACCCGGACCACTCACCGCCGAAGTTGACAGAAGCCCTCACGCGAAGCGCACCGGTGCTTGACTGCGATATACCAATGAGCAATTCAAGGAGCTTGAAAAGCTGTCGAGGGTCGTTCAGCGGATAGTCCCGCGTGGTCATGTTCGCCGTTATGTCAGCACCATTGTCAGTACCAGAACCGAACTCGTAAACGTATCCGTCTTTGTCGCCAAAGAGATAGGTCGGAGTTCCACCATACGCGAGGAAGTCAGTCCACGATTCGCCGGAAGCGAGAAGGTCTGCCCACGTTATCGCGGAAGCATCCCACGTCGCCCACGTCTCGGATGAGTCTGAATACCAGTACCCGAAGGCGGTCATCTGCTGCGGGAACTCCCATATCGACCACGAGTCGTCGATGTAATTATAGACATATGCCTTGTCGGGATAGTCTGCCGAGGTCGGTACAAAGAGCGCATAAAGGTGCCTGTCAAGCATCTTCGCTGAAAAGGCCCGGTGCGACATACCCGAGTTCAGACTGCGGATCATGGTGTTTACGATAGCATCGCCTATGGGTACGATCTGCATCCCGTCAAACTTGTAGATATTATCGGTTCCCATAAAAATGTGAAAATTCCCGAAGTCCTGAACAGTCCTGATCGAAGGTGTTCCGATGCCGTTGATGTGGTTCTGCTGGAACTGGAGAGGGTCGGTAGCAGAGCCGGTCGGTCTGGCAACGGTGATCGATTCCTTCTTGTAGACAATGACGTTCTGCCCGAGAGCCTTCATCCCAACGACTTCATCGTTGGTATTCATGAAGTCATAGTACAGCCCCTCTGCGTAGCTTTCGGGGTCGCCAGCATCAGACATTTCCAGAGTGAACGGCTGATCGTTACCGGCGTCGATAGTCCAGCCAAGATACAAGTGCTCGAACCCCACAGAGCCGAAGTATCCGCAGTAACGCGCGACATTCGGAGTACCGCCCAAGTCCGCGAAGTATCCCGTGCCCGTCCATTTTTTCGGAACCTCTATCCCGTTTGTCACGACCATTATTCGCTCATACGTCTTGACCGGGAGCGCAACGTCGTGCGGCTGATCTTCATCGTTTGTCCAGCACTTCCTTATGACATACGTGCCATCGGTAACGGAAGGAGCATTGGTCGTGAGCGTAAGCGAGGTCGCGCTTGCGAACGCGGAAACGGTGTACCATGTATCGGGAGTGCCGCTTGCGTTCGGGTCGGTCGTTCCGAACTTGATCTGGTAAACGCTGGTGGGCCACGACGACGACCAGCCCGTAGCAGAACCGGTCACGGTCGCGGCGGCGGTGGTAGCCGTCACCGTACCGTCTGTGTGGACTTCGGTAATGAAATCCCACTCGTCATCGGTGGAGTCGTACTTGTAGGCGTCCCGCGTGGTGGTGGCCACGAGGAACTTGTTTGCCGTGCCAAGAAGCTCGTACCACGTCAGGGAGGTAACGGCTCCGTTCATCTGGTTTCCGAGCACGGTATAACCGGGGCGGCGTTTCACCTTGCCGTCCTCGAACATTATATTAACTCCGTCGGAGAGCTTATCCTCGGGGATAATCCTTCGATGAAGGTCTTTGAATATTCCGGTTATGGTTGTTAAAAACTTTCTTTCCACAACAAAGCCCGTAACCTTTTAAGGTTGCCGGGCTTTATCTTATCCGAAGGAAGGTAAAGAATCCGGGGATGTTTTAGTCTATACTGAAAGCAATTTTGCCACTGTCTCCGACTGCTACAAATCTTCCAGCACCATACGTCATACCCTGTATTACCGATGTTTCAAAACTTGTAGTTGTTGACTGCATCCATACGTCGCTATCCATCGACCATCCAATTTTTCCACCATCTCCACCGGCAACGAATTTAGACTGTACGGCAGCAACATCCCTGATAAGGCTAGTTCCGAAGCTCGGGGTCGCGGCCTGAGTCCAAACATCACCGTCGGCAGAATAGGCGATCTTTCCAGAAGTACCTACAGCAATAAATAAACCTAATCCATTATAGGTAACACCCCTGATAAGGCTAGTTCCGAAGCTCGGGGTCGCGGCCTGAGTCCAAACATCACCGTCGGCAGAATAGGCGATCTTTCCTCCATCCCCTACGGCAACGAATTTACCGTCGCCATAGATCACTCCGTCTATAATAGTACCTCCGAAGCTCGGAGTCGCGGCCTGCGTCCACGTATCACCGTCAGCAGAATATCCAATCTTTCCTCCGTCTCCAACTGCAACGAATTTCCCATCGCCATAACATACATCATATACCGATGATGTTCCGAAGCTCGGGGTCGCGGCCTGAGTCCAAACATCACCGTCGGCAGAATAGGCGATCTTTCCGTCTTCTCCAACTGCCACATACGTTGCAGACCCATAGGCGACTCCATAAATCAAACTCGTAGAAAAAGACGGAGTTCCCGCCTGTACCCACACATCAGCGTCGTCAGAGTATGCAATTTTACCGGAAGCGCCGACTGCAACAAATTTTGTACCGTATACAACATCACGGACTGCCGAAGTTGAAAAACTCGGAGTTCCAGCCTGTACCCATTTCTGACCAGCGTTCCTCGGGGAGTAGAAAAGCCTCATCGTAATGTACCCCTTCGTGCGGAGTTCGTCTTGCTGTTCAGCGGTGAACTCGCCCATGTTCTCGTCGTACACCGTGCGGGTGTAGTACGGTTCGGTGACGATAACGTCACGGTCAACGTACTCGATTTCAGTAAGAGTGCGGTCGTCACAGGCCCACAGCCACACACTCAGGAATACGATGAACCACCATCCCCACTGCTTGCGCCACATACCTTTCGAGTACGGGCGCGGCCACTCCACGATAAACCATATCGCGCTGAGAATCCATCCTGCTCCTATCATGTTCATACCTCCACTTTATTGATAGTGGCAATATAGAGAGGTATTTGCAAAAAGTCAAGTATTTAATCATATTTTGTTCCCACAAGTGCCGCTCTCCACGTCGTCCCCGCGTCAACGGTGGTCATCTGGTATATCGTGACCTTGCTCGCCGTGGTATCGCGTGAAGGCTCAGTAGCGAACGGCCACTTCACCGTGGCGGGCCACGTCACCGTCGCCGAACCAGACGCGGGGTTGGTGATCTCGATCGTGAGCATCGACGCCACTTTCTCGTCGTAGGAGTTTGAAGGCACGTTGGTAATGGCAATCGTCACCGTCCCCGATGTGGGGAGGGTCATCGTGTGGTAGTCTCCTTCGGTCATGTCGATTGTCACAGTACCAGCAGAAACTGTTCCTAATTGGTTCAGCGCGTAGGCAATAGACCACGGAGGAGCCTTTAGTCGCTCCTCGACGTCCAGCTTGACGGTTCTGATTTCCTGAGCGCCAAGACCGGCTTTATCGGTGTTCGCCGGGGTGCTGGTCGAGTAGACGTTTGTATAACGGGAAGCCATTATTTACCTCACAGAAGATTGTGGCAAAACGGACAGGTGTACCCGGCGGACTTAACCTTGACCGGAACTACCTTCTTGCACGTCGAACAGTATAATTTCATTAGCAGTCTATGTACGGGAGAACCACGTTCCCGTTACTCCTTGTGAAGTGCTTATTTTTCATAAGCTGAATCTCTGAGTCTGACATCTCCTCCCACACCTGAGCGGCCTGCCATTCGTGACGACGCTTCTCCTCGAACGACGCGAGGTAGTAAGCAATGGCGTCGGGTGCTTCTTCCGTGAGAGAATCGGTGTGAGTCAAAAACGTAGTCGGCCGCGCGAGGTACTTGTAGTACTTCATTTCCAAATACGTCGCTTCATCGGTCATCGGGAACAGCCTCATGGTGTTCTCGTAAATATCATAGTAGAGCGGGTGCGACTGAGTTCCTCCGATGTCGAAGCCTTCTTTGTCCTCGGTCCCCATCGGGAGTTTCGTCAAGTTGATTATCCCGTTGCACTTGCGAATCGAGTACGCCGCCGCTGCCTGCGTAGGCCCGGCAGTTGCAAGCGTCAAGTTCGTGGCATCGGTCACGGTGAGTATTTCGTACCACGTAGCGTCGTCCCAACTGATCTGATATTTCTTCCCCGACCAGTCGGCCTCCCACGCCGTACCAGTACCTACGACGGCTGTGGTCGCGGCGCATTCAGCGGAACCAGTCTCGTATTCCGCAGAGTCAAACCGTAAAATTCGCACAGGCCCGATCTCGACTTTGAAGTCTGAAGGAAGCGCAAGCGAGCGCGTGTAAGCGGGAACGGCAACGCCATATTCCTCCTCCATCCACCAATAGTTGTAATCGTCCATCACTTTACGCATGAAGTTGGCAATCAAGCCCTCGGTCACAGCTTGGGCCTGCGTGGTAAGAGCGGCGGGAGGGGTCGTGTCCCCGTAAACAAGAAACATCGCGCGATTGTATATTTCCGAGAGCGTCATCTCCCCCTCCCTAGTAATACGGTATGGGCTGTATCACAGCGGGTATGGCCATCACCTGTCGCTGTAATACGTTCCACCGTCGCAAGCTTTCCACGTTCCAGAACAGCGTGTAGTACTCGTGGTAAAGCTCGATCAATTCTGCGTCGGTCATGAGGTCTTTGCGCTCGACCTCGTGGCACCCTAGCCGCCGATTGGCGTTGTACATCCGGCAAATAAAAGGACGCCGTTCGTAAACGGTGCACTTGCCGTCAGATAAAAAGGCGCATGTCCCGATAGCGTCGAAGTTGTTGCCATCCAGTAGGGACTTCTCAAAGTCCGATACGTGAAAGGGCGTCTTGCAGCACTTGTTCCCGCACTGTGAGCACGGAGTATCGGGTATGCGCGCGTAGAGGTCATATAACAGCCTGAGCTTCTTCTCGTGTGTCAACCGGGTCCTTCTTTGAGTGTTTCTTCGCCAGATCGTCGGCGCTCTTTTCGTCGTCGTAGAACTCGCTCTTTGAAATCGGTATTCCGGTACACTCGGCAGGATTGCACTCGATGCAGTCTTTGTCACATACGAAGTATTTCTCTTCGCGGACGTTGAACCGGTGCATCTCAATAGGGATGACGACTTCCCCGCCACCGCCAAGCTTCTGTCCGCCCTCGCGTCTTTCGCTCTGGATCACCGCATCGGTGAAAGGAATAACCGAATCCAGACAAGCCGTTCGTCCGGGGACCACAAGAGGTTTTCTCTGTATGGGTACGTTGGTCGTGTATCGCTCGATTGCGATGTTAGCCCTGCTGATGACTGCGTGAATCTTCTTCTTCATAAATCTTCCTATAATGAAAAGTCAGGGGGGACTTGAAGCCCCCCTGTTGTGTTACCCGCTGCAAATCGCAAGATAGTGAGTCGTTACGCCGTTCTGCTGTGCCGAAGTACCGATGGTGATTCCCTTTGAAGCTCCGGGAGTCGTACCACTGGAAACAGTCGGGTCGCCGCCGGTGTAAGGAGTGAAGCCGTTCGACGCTATAATGTCGTCGTCGCCTTCACACATGTACGCACCGGTCGCGTCGGACATGTTCTTCTCGTACACAAACGTCTTCACCGCGTCATCGGTCATCGAAATAGTCATGAAGAAATCGGGTATGAATCCGAGTTCAATGACCTGCGCTGCCGAACTTCCGGTGAACGTGCCAGTTTTGATTATCGCCATAGTTTTCTCCTTACCTCCACGCCTTGTAATAGAGCGTGGCCCCTAAGACCTGAAGGTCCGTGTCCGCGCCAACCGTGAACCCACGCCCACCACCGGGAGTCGTACCCGAAGAAATCGTGAACTCAGCCGCAGTATAGAGGCTTATCCCGAGAGAGGAGGTGAAGGTCAGCGGATCGTCGCTGTAAATATTGTAGTCGGAAGCCGTCGAGAACGTGCTCGTCGCTCCCACCCATGAGGCACCGGCGGTCGCCTGAACCGTCACGTAACCAAGACGAACATAGCCAGCGGAAGTCGCGGCGATGTCAGCAA